GAACAATACGAGCAGGTCGGGCGTTTACTGGCCGGGGGTGTCAGTCGAAGACAGGTGGCACTTATTTTTGATATCGGTCTTTCAACCCTTTATCGTTATTATCCTGCGAGCGTTTTGGAAAAATAAGACGCTCTCTTTGTTGGGCCTTTACTGAATTAACGCAAAATGGCGTTTATCGGTCTGTGGATATGATAATTCAGTTTATTCAGGAACAGGCTGATTATTATGACGTCCAAATGGGTTCAACTATCATCAATGCCCGGAAACTTTACTGTTAAAGTTTCCGGTGGTACAGCGGCATTTCTTGAGGCTCCCTTTCCTCCGGCCGAAACAAAAGGAGGAATGACATTTGCTGACTGTCTCATCAGTTTTAATACACGGGATTGCCTGTGGGTAAGGCCAGTATCCGGTGATCCGAGTGTGGAAATTACCGGAGCGGGTATTGGTGCGGTCATTCCGTTAAGTGCTGATGTTGCCGGTACTGCTGAACCGTCAGACTGGGATAATGCTGAAACACATACCCGTCCGTCAGGAAATGAAACTGCTTCCAGCTCCCCTTCCTGGTATTACGTGGTGGTTCTTGCTGGTCAGTCAAACGGTATGGCTTACGGTGAAGGTCTGCCACTGCCGGAGACATATGACCGCCCCGAACCGCGTATTATGCAGTTAGCCCGTCGCAGTACAGTCACGCCGGGAGGTAAAGCCTGTCAGTATAACGACATCATTCTGGCCGACCACTGTCTGCATGATGTGCAGGATATGAGTGGAAAAAATCACCCGAAAGCGGATGTGGCTAAAGGGCAATATGGCACCGTGGGTCAGGGGCTTCACATTGCCAAAAAACTGCTGCCGTTTATTCCGGCAGATGCGGGGATTCTGCTGGTTCCCTGCTGCCGTGGTGGTTCTGCATTCACGGTGGGTGCTGACGGCACGTACAGTGACAGCACGGGTGCTTCAGAGGACTCCGCCCGCTGGGGTGTGGATAAGCCGCTGTATAAGGACTTAATCAGCCGGACAAAAGCGGCACTGGCGAAGAACCCGAAAAACCGCCTGCTTGCTGTGGTGTGGATGCAGGGCGAGTTTGATATTGATGCGAAGCCGACGGAGCATTCTGCGCTGTTTCTGGCGATGGTGGAAAAATTCCGCGCAGACCTGGCTGAACAGGCGGAACAGTGTACCGGTGGCAGTGCTGCTGGCGTTCCGTGGATTTGTGGTGATACCACGTATTTCTGGAAACAGAAAAACGAACAGGCATACCAGGCAATCTATGGCGGCTACAAAAACAAAACAGATAAAAACATTCATTTCGTTCCATTAATGACAGATGAAAATGGCGTGAATGTACCCACCAACAATCCGGCAGAAGACCCGGATATTGAATCCATTGGTTATTACGGCTCAACGTGGCGTAACAGTGCCGCTACCTGGACATCTGCGGACCGGGCCAGCCATTTCAGTGCCTGGGCGCGCCGGGGTATTATTTCCGACCGTCTGGCCACGGCAGTTCTGACTCATGCGGGGCGAACCACAGTAAAAGCCGATGTTCCATCTTCTGAAACTGAAGCACCAGTGCCGTCACCTTCAGAAACTGAAGCAGTAACCACAACACTGCTGTCTTACCGTGTCAGTGAGTCAGAAGGAAATCTGAAAGCCCAGGGCTGGGAGCCGGCTGGCGGTAAAGCTGAAATTATCAGTGATGCAGGAGGCACAGGTGGTAAGGCAATGAAACTGACCAAGGAAACAGGTAAATCATCCTGGTATCTGGATCATGATGCCGGTACTGGTGCTGAACTGCTGAAAAATGGTGGTTTAATCAGTTGTCGTTTTAAAGTACCTGGCGACCTGGTGGCAAACCAGTATGTCATGGCGCTTTACTGGCCGGTTTCCTCTCTGCCGCAGGGTGTCACCCTGACAGGGGATGCAGGGAATAATCTGCTGGCATCGTTCTACATCCAGACAGACGCAAAAGACCTGAATGTGATGTACCACAATGCAAAAGTGGCAACAAATAACCAGAAACTGGGAACCTTTGGTGCATTTGATAATGAATGGCATACGCTGGCCTTCCGTTTTGCAGGAAATAACAGCCTTCAGGTTATTCCGGTTATTGATGGTCAGGATGGTGCCGCGTTTACCCTGACGCAGTCACCAGTAGGAACTTTCCCGGTGGACAAACTCCGCGTAACGGATATCACCAAAAATGCAACTTACCCGGTGCTGATTGACAGCATTGTGGTGGAAGTGAAAAAAGCGGTAACAGAATAAAAAAATCCCGCCGGTCATGATATGGCTGGCGGGAGCTACCTAACCCATAAAGGAAAACAAAAACACTCCCGAAGGAGTAGTTATCAGTCACTTCGTCATGTTTTTACCCGATAACGAATTATGTAGTCAATATCAAAGGTAAGGTTATATGACATTCGTTCATACAATGCTGCTTTATTTCTGCGCTGTGGTCAGTGCGTTATATCTGGTGAGCGGCGGTTATAAGGTCATCAGAAATTATATTCGCCGTAAAATTGATGATGCGGCAGCTGAAAAACTCAGTAAAACAGCACAGGCACCGTCATCCCCAAACGACCCGACCCCGCTCTGATAACGGGGCAATATACCTGCAAAAGGAGAATATTCATGCCAGAGATTAAAGGCACGGTTACTGAAGAGCTTGTCAAACAGGCACTTTATTCTGAAGAAGTGAACCGCGTGCTGAAGGCGCAGGTTCGCAAGGATTTTGAGGCACAAATCGACGCATATGTTGATGAAGTGCTGGCCCGAATGGTTGGCCATTCTCCGGCTGAAAACAGCACGGAGAATGAGCCTCAGCCCGTAGAGCAACCAGAGCCGGTTCAGCCCGGAACTGACAGTGCCATGATGTAACAATACAAACCGACAGCTTCTCCTGTCGGTTTGATTTTCATGAGCGATGTATATACCAGTCAGAGGAAATAATCATGGAGAAGAACAAAAAGCAGCCCGATACCAAAGGTCTGGAAATATTAAGCGCAGAAATTATCAATGCGCTACGTTCAGGACTTGATGAAAATACATTACAGGATAGAAACTTCACCACTGCAATGTGGATAGCGATGCAGATCCTGTGTACCCCAAGATGCGCTATTTTTGCGGTTCGTGAGGGTCAGTTGACTCGCTGATTGCCCGAATTACATCAGAAAAGCACGCGTTCCATAATTGCATAGCTGATGAATCACCGGCTGTATGAAAAGAGGTAAAGACACAACTGGTGGATGTCATTGCTGCAATTGTGATATCAGCTGCAATTCGCGCAGCCTGTAACTTTTGGTCGGTGGTCAGTTTATCCATTTTCTCCTGCCTGAACAGATGCATCTCTGCTTTACAGGAGACCGGGGAATATCATAGGATACACCACGAGCTCAGAGTGAAGCATTGATGCTGTTTTTTACAGATTGACCCAGAATAGTTCGCGCTATCTGAGTCGCCATTTATGTAGTCCCGAAGTAAAGCATTGATGCAAACTTGTCTAAATCGGCCCAGCATAGTTCCAGCTATGCTGGGTTTCCCTTTTATGTAGTATCCTGTTGATTTGAAACATACTACATATACGCGCGATCCTACCTTCACTGGATAAAAAGTCAATAAAATGATCATTTTATGATCGTTTTCACCACCTAAGTCTTCGTTTTCTTTAAGTAAATAATCACCGCCCTGAATCATTGTTGATGACTTTTCAATCTATTTGTTGTATCAATTAAACAAATCGAATCGATCGTTTTTGTCGATCGATTGCATGAAAAAGGCATCAACAACAAAGCAGGAGGTTATGCGGCCATGTATCGAAACATACGGTGCCGACACTGCAATAAGCTACTGGCACGGGCCAGTTTCAGTTATCTGGAAGTAAAATGTCCGCGCTGTAAAACCCTCAATCAAATCACATCTCCGAGCGCCACAGAGCACCCCACATACACAAGGAAATCCTGTCGTGGGGAACAGAAAGCAAGTCACATCCCGTATCATCAGCACGCCTGAACTTATTCGCTATAACGACAATATCGTTGGTTATGGCTCCCGTGAGTTGCGGGTTGAGACAATAAGTTGCTGGCTGGCCAGACTGGTCATCGTCAATAAACATTACAGCCACCGTTTCGTAAATAACTCCTACCTTCATCTGGGCATATTTTCAGAACGGGAGCTGGTTGGCGTAATGCAATGGGGTTACGCCCTTAACCCAAACAGTGGTGCACGCGTCGTAACGGGTACGCGGAACCGTGAATATATGGAGCTTAACCGGTTATGGCTGCATGACTGTATGCCGAGAAACTCCGAATCAAGGGCAATCAGTTACGCGCTCAAGCTAATCAGACAACTTTATCCGCAGGTGCAGTGGGTTCAGTCGTTTGCAGATGAGCGTTGTGGCTGTCTTGGTGTCGTGTACCAGGCAAGCAATTTTGATTATGTAGGCAGCCATGAATCAACATTCTATGAACTTGATGGCGAGTGGTATCACGAGAT